CCGCAAAAAGTTCTAAGTCTTTACAGATTGCTATTGAAAAAAACACAGGTGCAACTGCCTCAAACTCTAAAGCAGTGCGCACTAACACAGCTAAGGCACCTGAAAAAAGTAACTATGGTAGGAATAGAGCTGTAGCTGGAAATGTTAATAGAGGGGCAAAAGGCTTCTCCTTAATGAATCAGGGCGGGGTAGATGCTCCCAACTCCTTAGTAGGGGTATATGCTGACATCGCTGCGAAAGTATTCGCAATTGGTGCAGCATTTCGTGCTTTAAAGAGTGCAGGGGACATGACGGTGCTTATAGGTAGTATGGAAGCATACGGAAACTCTACGAATATTAACTTAGTTAATATCACTAAGAACCTACAGAAAGCTGTGGATATGACGGTAGACTTTAAACAAGCAGCCCAAACCACTACGCTAGCAACTGCTGCAGGGTTTGATGCAGGTCAAATTCAGAAGATGGGAGAGGCTGCAAAAATGGCAGCTCTTGCACTAGGTAGAGACATGGGAGATGCACTAGATCGCTTAACACGTGGTGTAGTAAAAGCGGAGCCAGAAGTGCTAGACGAATTAGGTATCATTCTAAGACTAGAGCCTGCCACTAAAAAGTATGCGGAAATGTTAGGCAAGACTGCAAAAGAATTGACTACATTCGAAAAATCTCAGGCAGTACTAAACGAAGTACTTACTCAAACAGAAGAGAAGTTTGGTAATGTGGGCAAATCAGTAGAGTCTAACCCTTTTGGTAGACTAGAAGCCCAGATGATGGAGATGGGTCTTCGTTTAGGCGAGGGCATTAATACGCTCATCTCCCCAATTATTAATGGGATACTGGCAGTTCCTCAACTGCTAGTAGCAGCCTTTGCCACCCTACTAGGCTTCCTAGCTAAAAATACTCTCAAAAACCCTATGAGTAAGATTCTAGGCAAAGGCACTCCAGAGAATAGCGAACAATTTGCAAAAGGGTACTCTAACAAAGAGAAGGCGTACCAGAGACTAATGGGGCAAAAGCTTAACGCAGCAAAAAAAACCCGCGCTATGAGCCAAGGAAAGAACCATTATAGCAGAACCAGCTGGAGTTCCAGCTTTGGAGGCTTTACAAAGGGTCAATTCGCTCCTGAAGGTCTTATGGACAGAGACGCTAATGCACGTTTTGTTGCCGCTGAAAACAGATCTTTAAGCCGAAATACTAAACTTAAGTGGGAAGCAGTAAAGGCACAAAAATCATTAAATAAAGTAAAACATAAGGCAGTAGCTAACTACGCCGATTCTGAGCTATCACAGTCTAAGACCCAGGTAGATAAGCAGACGGGTAGGGGCGTGTCTAAGACCCGAGCATTCCTACACGAAAATAGAAAGATGCGTAAGAATATCTCTACAGAGTATAGCGAGATGCATAAGACGTTCGATCGTGAGATGAACCGCACAGCAAAGAACTTTAAAGGTTTTGGAAAGGGCGGGTTCGTAGATAAGAGCCTACTACACCTGCAGATGGGTTTAAAAACCTCCACTTTAGCCCTATATACTTTTGGCTCCGCAATAAAGGGCTTAGCTATGGGAGCTTTAGCAGCCTTCGCTATAGTGCCAATGATAGGTGCAATGTTAGATTCTGCTTCGAAAGCACTAGGGCTTTCTAAGATAAGCACAGACGAGTACGCAGACTCTACCGAGAGTCTAGTTAATGTCATGGATACTCAAGCTATTGCCGCTAACAATGTAGCAGGTGCTATGCTAGAAGCGGACGGAGGCATTAACTCTCAGATACGACTAGCTTCTCTAGCAGCTAACGCATACTCTAGTATGTCTGATGCACTGTCAGAGAACGTTACTAAACTTCAAGAGTGGCAAGAATTAGGTACTGGATGGGGAGCTTTTTGGGATGATGTCCTGGACATAGTTTCCTTAGGTCTTTCTGAAACTCAATTTGACGCAGCACGAGATAGTCTCGAGGCTCTAACCTTTGCAGCTGCCAAACATGGTATGACCTTACAAGACTTGGGTACAGATACTAAGGACATAGAGGACGCTACTGGATTCTGGTCTGGTAGTGAAGCGAAGATGTTAAAAGTCCTGCAGAAAGGAGACAAGGCACTTAAGAAGCGTACTCTTGAGTTTAAGAACCTAGAAGCTGCCTTGAAGAGCATGAAAGATGTATCTAAAGAGCTGGGCAAGGCCTGGTCTGAAGTTACAACCGCATTCTCGGCTACCCCCTATGATAAGTTTGCTGAGCTAACTGAGCGTATGTCTAAGGACTTGAAGGCCGCCGCGTCTGCTTTTGATAGTATATACTCACCTAAGGAAGAGAAGAAAGTAGAGTTATCACAAGGCGCCTCTTACTACCAAAGTAAGTATAACTTGAAGGGGGACACCGCTTCGTCTTTAGACACCCCTGAGGCTAAAAAAATAATTAAAGACGCGGTCTCCGAGCACCTATATAGCCAAAGTAATAATGGTGCCATGCATATTATGCATATTAAAGCGCTAATAAAGCGTTCTTTTGATAGCCAGAATAATATTGTAGCTAAGGATAACTTCCTTCTTCGAGACTTCACAAAACTGAAACCTGCGTTAGACGCTGCAAAAGATTCTAAGGAACTAAAAACTATTCTGTCTAAGTTAAATCTACAGCAGTTTACCGAGTCTTGGGTAGGTCTAGCAAAACACGTAGATAGTATGTTGAAGGGAAGCAAGCTTTCTATAGCTCTAGAAGGTGCTGAGACGCACAACGAGGCAAAAGTAGCTGTAGAAGCCTTGCAGATGGCTTTATTTAAACTAAGAGCAGAGTACTCAGCTCTTAATGACTTAGCCGCTAAACAAGGGAGACTTTCAAAAATTTACGCTCCTTTTGAGTCTGCTCAAAGTGTTTCTGAGAAAATGACACACGAAGACGCACAGGTTAACACCAATATTAAAAAACTAGAGCACGAGAAGAAGTTAGCTGAAGCATCTCTACTAAACCCTGCGAAGGAACTGTCCCAGGCAAAAAGAGAGGAGATCAGACTAGGTATCCTTAAGTCTGGGGCTAAGATACAAGCAGAGCAAGCCAAGTTACATGGCCTTAGCAACATACTTTTAAATAAGAATTACAGGGCGTACCAAAACACTTTAGACATAAAGACAAAAGAATTAGAGCTAGACAGATCATTATTAGCAGCACAAGAAGCTGCAGGGACTGTTTCAAAAGAGAACGCCGTAATTAGTAGAGCTAATCACGGGTCTACTAAGTCCTTCCAGGACTATACTAATAAAGCAGCAAAAGATTTAGTTGACTTTGAGAACAGGAAGAAGAAACTTTATGCAGAAACTGGAGGCAAAAAACCTAGTGCTCAGCAGACTCAGGATCGCCAAATATTCCTGCAGTTTGAAGAAGCACGTCTAACCAAAAAACTAGACCTATACCTTGCACAGTACAAGGTAGAGGGGCAAATTTTACGTCTAGCTAAAGAGAGGGAGACCGTAGAAGTTAAAAGTAATAAGATGGCGAAAGAAACTGGCCACTACAGTGCTACTGCGGACCTACACAAAGAGATCTACGACTTCGGAGTCCTGCATACTGATAGCCAGAAGACCAGGTACGATCTGCAAGATAGAACAAATAAGCTAGAAGTAGCAGCGTGGGAGACATCGTTAAAGTACTCACTAGCACAAGAAACTGGTAACAAAGAGCTACAGGACTCTCTATCCAAAGAAGCAGCTATAGTGTCTTTAAAGCAGAAGAAGCTACGAGTAGAGAAAGAGTACCTAAGCCTTTATATTGATTTAAACGCACAGAGAGAGGCAGAGAGTGCCTTGGCAGATAAAGCATTAGACGTTGCCTCAAAAGAGTATGAGTTCTTTAACAGTATTAATACTCTTACAATTAAGAAATTAGCAGAGACAGCTTCTTACCAGAAGAAGTACCTGTCTATAGAACAGAAGATAAAGAATGTTAAGGATACTATAGTTAAGGCAGGGGACGACCTTAACACTAAGACCCTTTCGGGGATAGAGTTAAGCACCCTACAATTAGAGCAGCAGGAGTTGTTCTTAGTAAATCGTAAACGTATTTTAGATACTTTCGAAGACGAACACAAGCTAACTAAAGAAGTATACAAAACTGACTCTGTATTTACTAGCAAAGAGAGCGCCTCTGCTGCAGGAAGTGCTTTCAGTGATGAAATGCACTATAGATTTGTGGAGTTCCAGGAGGACTTCAGAGACAGCATTACTTTCGCAGCAGACTTGTGGGAAGAAGCCTTCTTGGACCCTATAGACAGGATGGCAGAAAATCTAAAAGGGGACAACAGCTTATACGGGGAAGACGGGTACAACGAGTTTTGGAACGACACTTGGAGAGGACTGGGAGACCAGCTCATTGATCAAGGTGCTTCAGAGATTAAGCAGGCTATGTTATCCGACTTCGAGAAGGATAAACTAGCTAAGGCGGAAGCTATAGCTGCAGAGCAGTTATATAGAGCAAAAGAAAGTGCCAAGAGTTTGGTAACTACAGCTTCTTTATTGGCTTCTATAGACCACAGGTTATCTCCACAGGTTTCCGGTAGTATAACTAATACCATTACGGCTATTGCAGACTTGGCAAACCCTTTTAAAACACTGGGGATGGAGGTACTAGCACTTTCCAATAAGTTTAAAGAACTTACAACAGGCGCGGGGGTAACCTCTACCTTAGGTGATAAGGCAAATAAAGTGCCTAATACCTTTGCTGCAGGTGGACACATCGCTGGACCAGGCGGTCCTAAAGAAGATAAGATTCCGGCTTGGTTGTCTAATGGTGAGTATGTAATTAATGCAGCCGCGACCAAGAAGCATCAAGGGCTAATCGAAGCAATTAACGAAGATAGAGTACCTAGATTTTCAGAAGGCGGCCCTACTGGTAAGTATAATATGCGCTCCGCTAAGGCTATCTTCGACGGTAGATTTAGTAAAGGTGTAACTATGCAACATTACCCTGCAGATAAGTGGAGAGCAGGGGAAGTCTCCGGCACTAAGAATGGGGTTAAAGGTTCTTTAACCTACACATTAGATAAGACAGGTACTAAAGTAACTTCTATAAGTATGAACGCCCCTAAAGGGGGTCCAAACTCTCTACAGTTACTAAACAAGCTACTGAATACCAACCCAAACATTAGTCAAATCGACCCATTAGAAACAAGTACTGGAAGTAAGTTTGCAGATAAGAAAGGATACGGTATTAATAAGCGTGTGAACGGGGGGACTCAGGCTCTTAATAGTTGGAAGTCTATGGCTGCGTTGCACGGTGTTAATGTACTTGAGACTATAGGGGAACAAGAAGCTAGAGGTGCCTTCGGGAAGCCTAAAGCTACACAGTCTTCGTTGTTTAAGAGTAACCAAGGTTTTGACCAGAAGTGGTTGAAAGGCGCAGGCCATCAACCAGGGTTACCGGGTGTAGACTCTAAGAATGTATACTCTGATAAGTGGAAGAAACAGTTTGTAAAAGATTTAGCTAATGTTAATAGAGGTACAGGTCAACTAGACTTGTTCCCTCAAGGACAGCTACCTTTCAAAGGGGCAGGTATCCCTAGAAGCAGCGGACCTTCTATGCGAGCTAATGCAGCTAGATTCGGTAAGTCATTCCTAAAGTGGGGCCTAGGTCCTGCAGGTATCGGACTCTCTATAGCAGAGTTAATTGACTGGTACATGGAGTCTAACGAAGAACAGCAAAGTGTTATGGATTCTGTACCTACTAAAGGTATTAACCCTATAACTATGAAGAAGTTCTCTAACGGTGGTAAAGCTGCTAATGAGAATTACAAAAATACGTGGGGAATTGATAAAGACGCTAACAAGGCTAACCAGGATTACTGGACTAACTTTGGTCTTGGAGCTTCTGCGGCTAAATTCGCAGAATTTTTAATGAACTCTAAAGGAATGGGTAAAGGGTGGTTACCAAACGGAATGTTTGAAAGCGCCTTCGGTTCTAAAGGAAGTACTGGTGCATGGTGGAAGGCTGGAAAAATGCCTTTCGGATTACAAGGGTCATTCATGGGCGCTAAGCCTACCATGGGAGGCACTGTAGGACTTGTAGGACTTGCAGGTTGGGGTGGTTTCGAGTTAGGTAGACTACTTAGCCCAGACGCTGATAAGTACTGGACGGAAGAAGCAGAAAATGGGTATTCTAAGACTAAAGGAATGTTCGGGTTCGCAAATGGCGGACTTGCTTCTAGAGGACGCAACGGCGACACTGAGTTAGCTCATGTTAATAAAAGTGAAAAAGCTTTATTAAGAGCTTTAGGCGGTTCAGCTACTCGCAACCCTTCCACGGGGTTAGTTGAATATGCGGGAGGAGACCCAGAAGCTTATATATCTCCGGATAAAGCTGCTATATTTAAAGACTTGTATACGGCAGCAGAGGCTCAGGTAAGATACCTAAGCGAAGACGCAGCTACCACTAAACTCTTAATAGGTATAGGAGAGGATGGTAAGATATCAGAGGCTGAGAAACTTACTATAAGTGCTGATAGCTATAGAACCTTAAACAGTATACTTACTAGTATAGAAGCTCAAGCTACTAGCAGAGCGGAGCTTCTAGGAGACGCCTCAAGAAATGGCTTTAGTAAAGAGGATGCGGAAAAGTATGCGGCAGATAATTCTGCTGCAGGTACTGACTTTTTAAATAGACAAGCAAAAGACAACGAAGCAGCAGGAGATAAAAGAGCTAGAGACTGGAAGATGAATAACTCAGACTTTGGCAAACTTACTCATCAATTTGGTATTGAGATGACCCAGATAAATAGTATTGCAGCTGGTAGCATGAAAATGGCATTGGGCGAAGCTCTTAGAACTGGTAAGTTTGAGTGGAAGACAATGCTATCCAGCATCGCTTTTAGCATTGGTAATGTATTGATGAGTAAAGCGGTAGATACCGGAGTAGACCTGTTAGTAGGGGCAATGTTCGCAAATGGCGGAGTTGCTGCTGGAGGCTTCAAAGCTTTCGCTAATGGAGGTTTAGTAAATAAACCTACTTTAGGTTTAGTAGGGGAAGGTAAGCACAATGAAGCAATTGTACCTTTACCAGACGGTAAGTCTATTCCAGTTATACAGAATACCCCTCCAGGGGGTTCAGGTGGGGAAGTGTACAATAATGTAGCTGTCACCATCAATATGGAACAAGGTACTGCGAAGGCTGAGTCTTCTTCCAGTAAGGATAACGGGGGCGACATAGAAGCTTTAGGCGATATGATTGCAGGACAAGTACAACAGGTTCTTATGGAAGAAAAGAGACCTGGTGGAATACTTTCGGAAATTTAAGATATGGCATATAATTATGATGTAACAGTAGGGTTTAACCCAGATAAGGCACTAAAGCAGGACATGAAGCCCCGTATTTTGGCCGCCCAATTTGGGGATGGGTATATGCAAAGGTCTCGTGACGGTATTAATACTATAACAGAAACCTGGGACTTAACGTGGAAAAACCGCAAACAAGCAGATGGAGAGAAATTAACTAATTTCTTTGACAGTACTGGAGGTATCCAAGCCATTACATGGACACCCCCTTATGGTACAGAAGCTATTAAAGTAATTGTAAATAACTGGAGCGTGTCGTACCCTCAGCTAGGTGTACTAACTGTGCAAGCCAAGTTCACTAGAGTACATGATCTATGAGTAAATCCTTAGTACAAATCGCGGAGAGGTCCACTATATCTCAAATATCGTCGTCCCTTAATACGGATGCTTTAATTGAGCTATTTACTGTGGATGTAGGCTCTGTACCTTCTATAGGGAATACAGATATACTGCGATTTCACGCTGGTACAAATAATATCGACAGAGAAATCATATGGCAAGGAGACGTATACTACCCTTATCCGATAGAGGTTAAGGGTTTTGAGGCCACAGGGTCTAAACAAATACCTAGACCAAGTATGAGTTTAGCCAATATCACCACTACGGCGTCTGGAGATGCTAGAGGGGTGATATCGGGGCTAACTAGAGATTATAATGATTTAGTGGGTGTACAGGTCAACAGAAAAAGAACCTATGGCAGGTTCTTAGATAACTTCTGTAAACTAGCGGATAATACTGTAGTGGCAGGGACTTGTACTGATACAGCCTACCAAGATAGCAAGTCTGACTGCCTTAGCTTTGGGAATAGCTGGGGGGAGTACGACTGTGCTACGTGTGCGGCTGCTGGGGGTACTTGGTATGTAAACCATAATACTGAGTGGAAAGAGATAGCCGCCCCTGAGGGGTTAAGACTTGAGCCAGAGGCTACACATAACCACTCGCATAAAGTAACCCTTACTAATGCTGAAGTATGTGCTTTAGGCGATGGTGCCCAAATTACCACAACCGCAAGTACTAACAGCATCTCTTTAGTGTCCCAGCCTATTCTTCAGACTGATGGTACGGGGTCTATACTTGAAATTAGTAATGCAGAAGCTACCCAAGGTATGGGGTATAATTATGCTGACGGAGTCTATTTAGAGGTTGCACAGCCTCCTTTGCTATCAGACGGGGTAGCAGTAGTAGGGCCCGCCTCCGTCCCTCACGCACACGAGGTACTACTTACAGACGAAGAGCTATACTCCTTATTAGAAACCCCTGGGCTAACTATATCCGCCGTAACTAGTAGTTCTGTGGGCCATTCTCATAATGTATCCGTGCAGTGGAGTAACGTTACCAAACTATTTACTATATTATTTACTACTAATCATACCCCTATGGCGGGAGAAGTCCCTCACTACGCGTACTACCCTAGTAGTTTAGTACCTGCGTCATTTAACTCCATAGAACTAACCCCTGAAGGGGCTTTGAAAAGTTATACTACTATAAGTGGGGGAGCAGGATACCGTTTGGATGCTGTTCTTGTATTACTCCCTCGTCCTACTGCTCATGCCCATAATATAGTACTAGAATATATGTATGAAGGCTCGGAAGAGTTGAAGCTAGTCGAGGGGGTTAATAGCAACTTTACAGGTGCAACCACTTCATGGTACGGGAGTGCCGGTACAACACTCACCTCAGTATACGACTCAAGCAGCACCTCCCACGATACGTGTTTAAGAGTGGAAGCCTCGGGCATATTAGATTGGGCCTTTATTGACGTTAACACTTTTGCTAATAGAGAGTATAGCATAGAGTTCGATTACAGAATAGTTACAGGCAGTACTCAGAAGTTAGTTGTAGAGACAGATAATGGAGACGGCACCTGGACTACAGAGGCATCGTATGCTTTAGTGTCTGATTTGTACGTAGCAGCAGGGTATACTATGCCGGGGTACATATACACTTCACCTACGTCTTCCGGATTCTTAAATTTTAGTACAACCTTATATTTGGCAGATAGGAGCAGAGCTTCTAGAACCCGTTTCAAGATATTTGCATCTGGAGGCGCGGGAGGATCTAATGATGAAATACTAGTTGATAACTTCCAAGTAAGTCAGACCTGGGCTAGAGGTGACTTACGTACTCGTAGTATCTCGGGCACAGACGGGCACACTTTAACGTACTATAATAATCTAGTTATCAATACTTCAGACCCTGAGGCGTTTTTCGAAGATGATATATACTTTATAGACCGCAAGGTGGCAGAAAATAAGATACTAATAGAATTCGAGTTAGCCCCTGCTTGGGACGTGGAAGGAATTAAACTACCTAAAAGAGAGATTATACAGAATACTTGCTTATGGAAGTATAGAGGAGGAGAGTGTGGTTACACGGGCACCCAGTACTATACTAAAGATGATGAGCCTACTTCTGATGCAACAAAGGACTACTGCGCTAAGAAGCTTACAAGCTGTGAGCTGAGGTTTGCAGAACCTTATGTTTCAGCAACAACTGAAGCAGCTTGTGTGCTTGAAAACCACTACTGGAATAGTTCCACAGGAAGCTGCTGGAACTTAAACAAGGCTATACTACCTTACGGGGGCTTCCCTGGAGTAGGGCTGGGACTACGAAGATGATATCAGATAAAACCAAAGAGGCTATAGAAGAGCATGCTGAGTACGCGTTTCCCCAAGAGTGTTGTGGTCTGCTGCTAAATATTAAGGGTAAGCAAAAGTACTTTAAGTGTAAAAATATAGCAGAAGGCCATGAGGAGCAGGACTTTGTACTAGACCCTTATGATTACGCAAAAGCTGAAGACTTAGGAGAAATACTGGCTGTTATACATAGCCACCCAAATGCGTCCTCCACCCCTAGTGAGGCAGACAAGGTTTCCTGCAGTAGGTCAGGACTCCCTTGGCACATAATCTCTTGGCCCGCAAAAGAGTGGTCGAAGTTACTCCCGGAAGCCTACTCTGCCCCTTTAACAGGGCGAGTATTTGCTTACGGGGTGTTAGATTGCCAAACCTTATTCATAGATTACTATGAGCAAGAATTCGGTGTTAAGTACAAGATGTTCCCTTCTGAGTACGATTGGTGGGCAACAGGCAAAGACTACTATGCAGACAACTGGGATAGCTGGACTGAGGGGGATTTTATAGAGGTTAAAGACCACACAAAGATTGAGAAACATGATGTAATATTAATGAAGGTACTATCTAATGTTTCTAACCACTTAGCTATCTACTTAGGTAATAATATGATACTACACCATTTAATGGGGAGGCTCTCTACAAAAGATATATATGGAGAGGCATACCAAAAGAACACCACACATGTATTAAGGCACAAATCATTATGTTAAGAAAAGTAACATTATACGGGGACTTAGGAGAGAAGTTCGGGAGGGAGTGGACGTTAGACGTGTCAAACCCCCACGAAGCAGCAAAGGCTATAGAGGCCAATATGCCGGGGTTTTACGAGTACATTATGGACAGAGAGTACCACGTTACCTCTGCAGAAGAATACTTAGGGCAGCAGCACTTAATGGACCCTCTAGGTTCGAGAGACCTAAAGTTTATACCTATTATTAGCGGCTCTAAGAGTTCTGGAGTAGGCATGATACTACTAGGGGCTCTTATTGTATTTGCACCTTATTTGGCAGGGCTAGCTACTGGCGTGGGCACTGGCTCAACATTTGCTAGTACCTGGGCAGTCGGCATGGGTACCTTTGGTGTTGGGGCAAGTACTGCGGTATCTTTGTCATCTTTTGCTCTTCAAGCGGGAATGAGTTTAATGATGTCAGGGATAGCGCAGATGCTGGCCCCTAAGCCAAACAAGCCTCAGACTAGTGAGGTAAACAACGGGCAGTCTTACAACTTTAATGGCCCAGTAAATACTTCTGCACAAGGACTACCAATACCTTTGTGTTACGGAGAATTAATAGTTGGTGGCGCTCTTATTAGCGCCGGAGTAACTACGGAGGAAACAGATGGCCAGTAATAACGTATTAAGAGGCTCAGGTGGTGGAGGAAAAGGCGGAGGGTCTCCTCGACAGGCAGTTGAGGACCCAGATACTCTCCATTCTGTACAGTACGCCCAGGTTTTAGACGCAGTTTCTGAGGGAGAAATAGTAGGTCTAGTAGCCGGCCATGAGAGTATCTTCTATAATGAGACCCCTCTGATGAATACTAACGGTACTTATAACTTTGATAATGTTAAGACATACTCAGTTATGGGAACAACTGATCAAGAGGTGATTCCGGATGCGGGCAGTATTAGGGGTCAGGAAGCTGTGCAAGCTGAAATTAAAAAAGGAGTGGGAACCGCTCCTCCTATTACTATATATAATGGAGACCTAGATGCTATAGCAGTAACTATCTCTTGTAATCAGTTGACGACTCAAGATAAGGAAAATGGCGATATACACGGTGCAAAGGTAGACTATGAAATCTACCTTATGTATAATAATGATAGTAACTGGCATAAAGTTGTATCCGCTTCTTTCGATGGAAAGACCACGTCAAAGTATACTAGACAACACAGAATTAACTTAGATAAGACGATTTATAGCACTGAAGTTACTATAAAGATACTTAGGCTAACGGACGAAGCTAGTGATAGTGCTTTAAATGATACTATTTACTGGGAAAGTTTTACCCGTATTATTGATAACAAATTAAGATACCCGCATACTGCTTTGATAGCTACTCAAATTAATGCTAGGCAGTTCAGTAGTATACCTAAGAGAGCTTACCATATCCGAGGCATAAAGTGTAAGGTTCCTACAAACTACCACGGATATGATCCAGACACTTTAGCAGCGGGGGACAACCTATATTCGGGGCACTGGGACGGCACTTTCAATAATGTAATGTGGACCAGCAACCCTGCGTGGATCTACTATGACATAATTACCAATAAACGTTACGGACTCGGGGAGTACATTAGAGGTACGCAAATTGATAAATGGGCCCTATACCAGATTGCAAGATACTGCGACGCAGTCGATGATGCAGGAGACTTTGTAGGTGTAAAATCCGGATTTAAAGACGCTGCAGGTGCTACCTTGTTGGAGCCTAGGTTTGCGTGTAACGTGTACATACAGGACCAACAAGAGGCTATAAAAGTAATACAAGATTTAGCCTTCGCATTTAGAGGGCTATCTTACTGGGCTAATGGGCAATTAGTGCCTGTACAAGATTCTCCAAAAGAGCCTACTCAATTATTTACCTCCGCTAACGTATTAGGAGGAGAGTTCTCTTACTCAGGTACTTCACAGAAGGCACGAAAGACCGTGGCTTTGGTGAACTGGAACGACCCTGACGACTTCTATAGAAGAAAAGTAGAGTATGTTGAGGACAGGGAAGGAGTAGATAGATACGGTATACGTAAGACAGACATTACATCTTTTGGGTGTACTTCTAGGGGGCAAGCACACCGAATAGGTACTTGGACTCTACTAACCGATACTCTAGAGACAGAGACGTTAAGTTTCAAGTCTGGCTTAGAAGCTGCAGTACTACGTCCGGGAGACCTAATAAAAGTACAGGACCCTACTCGCTCTGGCAATAGATACGGAGGGCGAATTAAGTCGGGCTCCACCAAAACAAATATTATATTAGATAGTGCTGTACAGATGCTCCCCGGAGCAAACTATACATTAAATGTAATACACACAGATAAAGCGTGTTTAAAGCCTCAGGAGTCTTCTCCCGGGGTGGCTCACCCGCACGCAGGTGAGCTTTATTACCCTACCGCTCCTGTAGCAGGTCTTGAAGCTAAGGAAGTTTGTATAAGTGACGGAGGCCAGTGGGCTCCTTATTTATTCGTAGAGAATTACCCTGTAACTATAGACAGTTTAGTTACTGAAGACATAGACTTAGATACCGAAATTAGTGCGTCTGAGGGGGGTACAGGAGTACCTGGGACACCTTTCTCAATATACGATAGCAAGATGTCTTTTTCTAGTAAGTACCTGGGACGAACTGTAACTAATAAAACTACAGGAGCGACCGCCACTATTACTAATATAGTTGCAGACCATGAGGTGCATGTAGATGTCACGTCTTTTGCCTCGGCTCCTGATAGTATAGAGTACCATCATTCTTTGACTAACGAACCTAAAGCAGATTATATGTGGCTGTTAGAAGAGACAGGTGTAGTAGACGCGCAGGTATGGCGCACTGTCGGGGTTAAAGAGTCAAAAAAGAATGAGTATGAAGTACTTGCCATGGAGTACCATGAGGATAAGTACCGCATAATAGAAGAGGGACTAGACTTTAGTGAGCTAGACGAGAGAAATATTAGCAATGTTCCTAATATTCTAGTAGCTACACCGCCTCCAGCGGACCTAGACGTGTACGAGACTTCGTACGTAGGGTCAGATGGTCAAGTACGTAATAAAGTTATTATTCAATGGCAGGCTCCAACAGATTACCCTTATATACGCTTGTACTCTGTAAAGTATCGTGTTAATAAAGGTACTTGGGTAGACTTGCCAGACACCGAATTTTTAAACACAGAAGTATTAGACGCTCCTAAAGGTACCTACGAGGTAAAAGTAAGAGCTCAGAGTATTATAACTAATAACGTTTCTATGTATGTGCAGGTATCAAAAACGGTACTAGGACTAGCTAAACCGCCTTCATCCGTTACCAAGTATTGTAGTGGATTAACGTACGCTAGAACACAGTCTGATTGTGAGGGCCAAGGTAGATGTAGTACGTTAGATGGCTCTTCTATACTAAATAGTGAGGCCCTGTGTACTGCACAAAGTCCTATAGACCCTGCAACCGGAGCCATCGTTTCAGACGAAACTAGGTGTGGTGATTTAAACCATAGTTGGGTATCTAACGCCTGTGTAGGCCAATGGGTGTCAGACGGCAACGTGTGGACTACAGACTCTTCTAAGTTCACTATAACCACAGATAAAAGTACTGGTACTAGACTGGACTGGGAGCCTATTAAGGATTTAGACCTAAGGTACTATGAGATACAAGAAGGGAGTACTTGGGGAGACGCCTCTAATACCGTATTACTAAAAGAAAACTCTCTATCATTTGGAGCAGAGGGGGGTTGGTACTTAAAAGCGGGAACACATAACTTCCTATTGAGGGCAAAAGATACAAGTGGGGTGTACTCTACGTATGATGCAGAAGCTTCTATTGAAGTCACAGTTCCAGACCCTGCTACTTCTTTAACCTACTCTTTCGTAGGTACAAATGTTGTTATTAGTTGGGTACCTGGAGTAAATAGCTTTTATAAAATTAATGAATATGACATTAGATATGGAGATACTTGGTCATCTAATTACGCCGCCCGAATACACAACCTAGGGGCGCCCAGCATTAGCATTAATGTAGGCTGGGGAGGTACTAGAAAGTACTGGGTAGCTCCCGAAGATATGGCAGAAAATTATGGCGCACCAGCCAGTATAGACATTTTAGTGGAGAGCCCAGACTGGTCCACTAATCCTGTAGTTCATACTTTGGACTCGACGGGTGCGGCAGTTCTTTCTTGGGTAAGCCCTACCATAGGGTCTTTACCTATTTCCAACTATGAAATCAGGCAAGGAGGCCTTACAGGAGACTCTGCCACCTTAGTTGGTCTTATTAAGACTACTACTCATTCCGAGAACGTAACTTGGGGCCCTTCTTCGGGAGAGCCCTCTAGAGACTTCTGGGTTAGAGCAATAGATAGTGCTGGGAACCTTAGCCCTTGGCAGAAACACTCTGTAGAGATACGTAACCCTGTAGATATAAAGGATTTGGCCTACACTTTAGTAGGGCCTGATCAAGTAACGAATTGGAGAGTACAGACGGCAGGGGAGGCGGACTACGATAATAATGTAGATTACTTACTTCCTGTTAAATTCTGGGAAATTAAAAAGGGAGACACGTATGGTTCTGCCACTATACTATCCCCTCGTAAGTCTTCTACTAGGTATTCTGAAAAGGTAACCTGGGGTGGAGGACAGTTTAGAAGGTACTGGGTAACCTCAATAGATTCCGCAGGAAATAAAGGTACCAACCATAGTATAGATATTACTATTAATAATCCTGCAATACCTTATGGAGTAACTTATAGTATCTCAGGAGGGAATACTACCATTAAATGGTCTGCCCCTTCCGCAGATTTAGATATTGTAGAGTACGAACTAAGAAGTGGAGCAACCTGGGCCAAGAGACTAGACAACACGGCTAACTCGGCTATAACCAGGGCTTTGACACTAGACCACACATTACGAGTGGACTGGAGACCTTATGACCCTGCAAATAATATTGATGATACAAGATTCTTTGTCCGAGCGATAGACTCTGCAGGTAACTACTCAGAGGAGCCCGTACACTCTGTGCAAGCAGAGGGAACGGGATGGGTATTAGCAGAAGTAGAGAGACTGGGACAAGTACAGAGCTTATCTAATTCTTTTATTGGTATAATGACTCTATTAAGTTGGACAGCTCCTGTACATGCGGGGGACTCCGCCGGAGGCTACTTACCTGTAGACTTATATGAGATTAGAGACAGTACGGGGGCTGTCCTAAAGACTACGTACTCTACTTCATATTCTACTCCTGTTACTTGGCATTCGGGTAGTCCTGTAACCTTTACTATTGTAGCTAAAGATTCCGCAGGCAACTACGGGGTTGCTACAGATATAGCTGTGGATGTACCTGTACCGGATGCTCCTGCCACTCTAAATATTAAAGTAGTGGATAACAACGTACTACTTAGATGGCCAAGTGCCTCTAATGTAGCAAAACTAGATATTAACAGCTATGAAGTAAAAAGGTGCCCAGATGGTTCACCTTCTTGTAGCTCGTCTACCGAGGCTGAATGGGGCGTTTTAGAGCCTGTGTCTACTACGGCAGGCTTATTTATATCTCATATGGAAACTATAGGAGGGACGTTTAAGTATTGGATTAGGTCCGTAGATAGCGCAGGTAATATGTCTCCTGCTCTAAGTACAGTAGCTATCGTATCTGAGCCGCCTGACTTCATACTTATTGAAAACAGAAACTCTACCTTAGATGAAGATAATCCCGCTAGTTACCCTACAGAAGTAACTACTATTGAAACTACTAGTATACATAAAGGAGCTACTTCCGCGTTCCTACCGGTTAATACGGTGGAGACATGGAGAGAGCATTTTGTTAATAATAGTTTTACTAGTCCTCAGTCGCAGGTTTCTGCAGGGTACCCGTTCTACCTAGAACCAGGTACCTCATCTGCTAGTTTCTGGCAGAAGTGGGATTTCGGTGTTACACTAGACCCGAGCTCTATTCAAGCAGCTATGAATACTAGGGTACTACACGGGGCGGTGACCCCTTCGACTACTTTATATTATAGTAATACTGATCCCGATGCTGGAGTACTAACAAATGAGACAGGATGGACTAAAGTAGTGGGTACCTCCACTATGGCACTCCACACTTTTAGGTATGTGAAAGCTCATACGGTATTTAATACTGACGGGGGTAATAACGACTTAATGGCCTTGGACGAGTTCAAGCTTAAGCTAAGCCTTAAGATGGTCACGGACTCTGGGTCCGAGACTGTTGACACAAATTCGGGGCTGTGTAACGTCTACGGCAGTGGAGAGGACGGAGCTCCTTTTTATTATACAGATGGCGCAGGAATTTCTCGCCAACCAGATAATAACGAAGTGGTTTGTAACACCCAAGGAGGCGAGTGGCACAGCACAAAAGAGGGTATGAAGGTATTTAGGGTCTTTTTCCTTAAAGATTTTAAGGATATTAATTACTTAAATACAGCCTACACAACAGAACTAGATGGGTCAGTAGTACCTTCTAGGTTCACTATACATGATTTCGAAGATGTGCCTACACCATCCTTCTTTTATGTGTACATATTAGATAAAAGTGACTATGGCACCCTTACTGGGGCTATAAAATCTTTTGAAGGAAAATTAACTTGGAACGCACGAGGAGTACAATAAAATGGCAGCAAATTGGAATAAACCAACCCTAGATTCATTATACACAGATTTCAGAGATGAACTAGTAGACAGAGCAGATGATCATGCAAAGATGTTTAACGGCACGGGAACTACTAACTTACCTATTGGAGTTATCGGGTGGGACGGAAGCACGAATAAATTTAATTTGAAAACTATTACAGGTTGGTCAGACCTTAGTAGTGAATATCAAATAAACGTAAATAAGCTAGACAACTTAACTGGATCGGAGTACGTTAACGTAGCTTCTACTCAGACTATATCAGGAGTAAAAACATTTTCTTCTAATGTAACAGTAGAAGGCACTACTACCCTAAAGGGCAATACCGTACTTGGAGACTCGGTTCTTGATAATATCACAGTTACCGGCAAGTTTCAGAGTACCACCTTCGAGGGGGACGTAGTACTAGAGGGGGCAACAACTGATCTTACTGTGGGGGGCAATGCTGTGGTTACAGGCACGCTAAACGTTTCCGGGCTTACTTCCTTTGGTAGTAGTTTAGCCACTTCGGGCAGCCTAAGTGTTTTAGGTAACACTACTCTAGGTAACGCTAGTTCCGATACTATTACGTTAACTGGAACAGTAGGTGCCACGACTTTTAATGGGGACGTTACTCTATCCGGTACAAGTACTGACTTAACAGTAGGAGGCGCAATC